GTATTATAAGAAGCGGCGTTCAAAGTACATTCCTGAAGACTTTGCGGAGAGTTTGAAGATCATGGACGACCTGTCCACGAAATTCGGGCGCCAAACATGAATCTGTCATGATTGCCGGACCCTGTAACTCCTCCCACAATATCATGAAGTCATTCATGAAAGCTGGATCGCCTAGCGATGATAACGCATAGCCAATCAATCGGCCCCGGTGATGCGCCATCGATTCATCCGGCCTGTCCGGGTGAAAGAAAGCTGCCCATCGTTTAACCGGGTTAAGAACCCGAGGGATCGAGCCCGTGATATCGAAACCCAACCAGTGAATCGCACCACAAACCGACTTGCCCATCGAGATTTCAAAGCCTAAGGTCTTCGCGAGATCCACAACTAGTGATAAGCTCAGCGGGTCCTTTGTAAAGATGACGAGATCGTCACCAAAACACTTGACGGAAAGTAGATCCGGTACACAGTAGTAAGCTATCAGCATAGAGATGGTGCTCCCAACTATATGCGTCCAGACACTACCACTAGGTATACCACCTTCAAGGACAAGATCCTTTCCACCAACACGAACTACCGTGTTGATGAAATATTCCACGAACAGCTGCCATTCCTGCTCCTCGGAGGTCCGCAACGAGTAAACCTCTCGAAGTAAGTCAAAAGCAATTTCTATGAAAAAGCGTTTAACCGACAGGTCAAATCCTGAAAAGTCAATGGATGTTGGGTATCCCTTATGACTGGACTTGAATTTTCGGAAGCCGCCGTTCAGCCAGTTGTGCTGGGTACCGAACGGACTTGAGTATGAAGATCTCTTCATCTGCTCAAGTAGTGGAATAGCGTATCGCCCCTCAAGGCAACACACAGGATAAGGAGTCACATACACTACTCGTGATTTGTGCTCCTTTCCTCTAGCGAGGTGTGATCTGAAAGCTATAGCGGAGGGGTTGTCGATACGCCCGTATCTCTTCCACCGCCTAACTTCCCTTTTCACGTCAAAGAACTCGACCTCATTCTTTGTCTTAAATTTCCGCACAAAATCTTCCGACTCATGACAATAGAAATAGCCTGCCCCAGTGTCTTTCTTGAGGCGCCAAAAACTACTGATGAGGGAGATTGGTTCACACTTGAACGGAGCCAGAGCCTGTCTAACCCGTCCAATTGCGTACCGAAGCCGATTTCTATCAGGCCTATAGTGCGAAGATTGCATCCGATTGTGTCTGCGGACGTACTGCCAGAACTCATCTGGTCTCGGTCTGCAGCGTTTCCAGCCGTAACTTTCCACTGTATAGTAGAGCTCACGCTCTCTATGTGTAAAGCTAATTTTGGAGTGCGACATAGCAAACTATGGTATATCGCGCAGTTAT